ACCTCAAATTCGTTGCCAACCACGCGCACAACCGGTATGTAGTCGCCTGCCCAGTCGCTTTTTTCCAAAAACTCGTAGCCGTTGGTCTTGCACCACTTGACCCGCTTGGCGTCCACTTGACGAGTACGCACAGGTTTGACGCCCATCATCTTCAACTGCTTGGCTTCGGGCGAACCCTCGAAAGCCGTGATGTTGCCAGGGTACAGGTGCAGCGTCGCTTTTTCGTATTCGATGTAGTAATACTCGGCAATACGCACCGTGTCTTCATTGATCCAGATGCTGATCGACTGGTCGCCAATACCTAGCGTTTGCAAGCTAGAGATAGGTGAGGCGTCAGGGAACAGGCGCTCGTATTCTTCGCGCTGCAAGTCTTCCGTGATGAAACACCACTTAGCGTCTGCGCCGCAGGGGTCTTGGATGGTGGGGTCCATGTAGACCGAAAACGAGTTCCTCACCCGCATGATCTTGATGTCTTGATCAAAGGTGTTGTCGTCGCAGTATTCGGTAATGATGCGGATGTAGCCCTCGCCGTAGCTTACTTGGTTCTCGCAGGCGGTGTCGTAGGCGACGTCGGCGTCAGAGATGTACTCGATGTGCCTGACCATGCCGTTGTAGATTTCGGCGACTTGGGGGTCGGCTCGGTCGTCAGCGGGTATAACTTTGCCGCTCGGACGGTTTTGTCTTTGGTCGTTCGTGACTTGTCGGACATGCTGGGGCAGCTTGTTAATAGTCAAGCAAGGGCGGGCGTTGATCGTCTGTCCCTGCACCGCACCACGGGTAGCCAAAACGTCTGCTGGCCATTGCCAGTGGTTATCTGGCGAGCCTGCGTAGAAGCGCAGGTCATCTAGTTCATCTTCACGGGACTCAGACAGCGCGGAGAGCGTCATTTGCAGACGAGTCCGCATGGTTGCCAGCGTGTCGCTATCGCTCTCATCACCCTTTTTAGTGGGTGGGTTACCGCCGATCGCAGCAACTTTAGCAGCCGAATTTATGCCGGTGTAGTCCATTACTTTTTGCCTTTAGCTGGCGCCTTAGATTGTGCTGATCGTTTGGTGGCGTAGGCGATGGCCACGGCCTGTTTCACAGGCTTGCCAGATTGTACCTCGGCCTTGACGTTTTTACGAAAGGCTTCTTTGCTTGATGACTTAACGAGCGGCATTATCGCACTCCCATAAACTGTCGTAATTGTTTGACATACTCTAGCTGTTCGGGGGTGGGCGTTAGCGCCGATGGGTCACCCGACAGTATGCGTGCGGCCAGAGTCTGCCGTATGTCGTCAATATTACCTGTTCCGTAGGTTGAAAACGCTTTTTCTTGTTCGGGCGTTAACGCGTATTTGGGTGACGGTAACATTTTCCGGCGCATGTGAACGCGAGCAGCTTCGTTTAGTTTGACCGCCTCACGTTCTTGCGGCTTTAACGTACTGTACGGGTTCAGAATAATTTTATCGTCTTCCGCTGCCATGCCGGCCACGTTCGGGTTCTTTTTAAAGTACTCCAGTTCAGACTCGTACGGCTCACGCATCCCTACGCCGTACACGCCTTCTGGATACCCTGTCACGTTGCCGGGCATCTTACTTCCCCTTTTTAGCTGTCTTAGCAGACTGCTTAAAATCTTTTGCGGTTGGCGCGCCTGCCGAGCCGGGCTTCCTCATCTTTTCGCCAGAGCCCGCCTTAATGCGTGCCTGTTTAGCGTGAATGTTTGCGTAGAGTCCTGGTTTAGTAGCCATTAGCATTTCCACCTTTTCAAAGCTGCTTTCGCTCGTTCGCCGTCTTTGGCGTTAGCCGCCACGGCACCCATGCGGGCACAAAACGACTTCTTCCTACCCTCGTCTGCTTTCGTCTTCGGACTCGGTGCCGGCGCCTTCAGGTTGCTGCCCGTCTCGCGGTTGTACTTCTCCCGCCCCTTGGCTGTCAGCCCCGCGCCTTTACTGGCCGGCAGCTTCTCGCCCCGGCCTACACTTAACGACACACTTTTCTTTGTTGCCATCTTAGTGCCCCATCCATCCAGTTGCTACTGCCGTCTGCTGGTACCCTCGCGAGGTTGACCGTGCCGCCCGTTCGTAGCTCGACTCACGGGCAGCTACCGGGAACGCGAACGTCACTGCCAGCGCGTCGGCTGCGTCAGGAGACGCTAGCCCTCTCGACTTCATCTCTTTCTTGCCTTCCAGATAGATCGTCCCCGACGAGTCAGGCTTTTTCATCGGGCCAGTCAGGTCGGCTTTGAGTTGCCGGTCGTTCGGGATGCTAGCCGTTTTCAACCAATCCCGCATCGCACCCCACATCTCAGCACGCTTGTTGCCCCACATGACGGGCTTGCTCGACTTCCATCCGAAGTTCACTCCCCGCACCTTGTAACGCTGTTCTTTTAGCCTGTCAAGTACCCCGTAGCCCAAACCACCTTCGTCGATCACGGTGAGTGCTGGCCGGTACTCTTCGATGGCGTCAATCACCCGGCCAACGGTCGTCATGGTGTCCTCGCCGTGATACCGCTTGATCGCTACCAAGTCGCGTCCTTGTCGGACGACGATGACGGTTGCGTCCGCGCCGCCTCGAGCTGGGTCAACGCCGACAACAATTGGCGCCGTCTCGTCCTTGTAGCGTGGCCTTTGGGCGGCATCGTCGACAGCAGACGCACCAATAAACTGATCTTCGCCAGCCGATGGGAATTCACCGTAGACCTCAACCCTAGCCTGTGGCGAATCCTCGCCATACTCCGCAATGATCTGCTCATATATCTGTTTGTCCGTGTCCTCGACTGTCCGCGAATCGATGTTCTCCGTGTGCCAGAAGTTACGCTTGGCATGGAAGCACTCGTAGAAGTACCCTTGATTACGCCGGGGGTTACTGAACGCGAACCAATACCGGTCTAGTATCGGTTCCGTAAAGAAGCCCGCACCGACCGACCAGATGGCGTCGGGGATACCGCTTGCCTCGTCAAACACCAACATCATGCCGTCGTGGTTGTGGACACCCGCGTAACTATCTGGATTCTCTTCCGACCACAGTTTGCCCTCCGCTGCCCAGTAGCGCGTACCTTTTTTTAAGTCCCGCTCGACCAGTTCAGTTAGCCACTTAGCGGGCACCAGCTTAGTTGCGCTGATCTCCCACCAGTGGTTGTTAATCACCATCGCCTGCCACTTAGTCAGCTCACCCCATGTGACCGACCGCAGCTGCGCTTCTGAGTTAGCGCTTACTATCACTGAGCTGCCTATGCGGGTGGTCAGCATCCACAGGATGAGCCAGCTGACTAGCGCGGACTTACCAATCCCTCGACCGGACGCGACCGCAGTGCGTAGGGCGTCCATGTCGATCTGACCCCGATTGTTTCGGATGTGGCTAGCTATCCTGCGCAGTATCTTGCGCTGCCAGGTGCGCGGGCCTTTAAACTTGGCCAGCGGCGTGTTGGGTTGCCCCCACGGGAACGCGAACAACACGAACGCCTCGGGGTCGTCAGCGATGGTCGGCGCCCAGAGGCGCGTCATTAGGAGCTGCTCGCCCTCGGCGTCATAGATCGGCTGTTGCGCCATTCGTCACTTTAGTTGGTAGATGTTGGGGTTGCTGTTCCGTAATCAGACCGTCCAAGACGCGCTCCTGCGCCTGCTGCAGCGCCTGCGTGATGCTGATCTTGTTCGTGATGTCGACACTTATTTCCTGACGCGCTGTCCAGCCGTGGACGTGCTGCAAGATAGCTAGTGCTGCCTTGCTGTCGCCAGCGCGGGCTGCTTCACGCAGGTGGGCGCTGGCCTCGATCTCGGAGTCAGCGCGCCCCTTTAATACCGCCATGTCGGCCACTGGGTCAAGCTCGCACAGCTGCCTGAACTCGGTGGGCAGCATACCGGCAGCCAGTGCGAGCGAGTCGCCCTTCAGACCCAAAGCAGCTGCGTCATAGATGGCCTGAAGCCTGGCTTCGGTCGCCTCGACTTTGCGCGGTGAGAATGGTATCGATTTGAACATGGATGCATATTAGCGCATTTGTGGGCAATGTTGGCTACCAACATTTTTTAAAAAAATAAAAAATTTCTTCTGACACCTCCGTGACCGCGACCGGCCTGCCGCTGGCCCCCCACCCCCCGGTCTCGAGCTGGTTGCCAAAATGCTAACGCATTATGTCAAATAGCCAGGGGCTATCAAAAGTGCGTGGAACATAGCGGCCAATTGTTTCACGGCTAGGCGGTATCATGCCAAAATAGTATCAAACCTGTGGATAACTTTATGTGTTGTCATTCTGCTATGTAGGCAATGTTGGCTATGTTGGCTATGGAAAAAAATCGCTGCCAATTCCTGTGCGCGTGCCTATTCCTGACATTATTGCCATATAGATAACGCTTTTTAAATTTTTTGAGTTCAGTTAATAAAACAGCCAACATTGCCAACAAATAGCAAAAAGCCGCATTCAGACTAGGTTATCGCGTAGGCAATCACGGCGATTTTTAATGCCAACATCGCGCCAACATTGGCGACAAATTGACACCGAAAATAAATGCAAAAGAATGCTTTACATTTTTTAAGTTATGGACTAACATGTATTTCAGCAACACAATGTATTACAAATTACTGCCTAAATTTTAATCAATTGGAGAAAAACATGACGACAGCGCATCTAACAAAAACCCGTGACGGTTGGAAAATCGCGATCGTTCGCGGCGTAAAGCCACTATTGGAAAACATCATCACCGAAATGACGTTTGCGCAAAAACGTGATGCAAAGCGGTTCGCGCAGTCTGTCGGCGCCAAAGCTTGGAATTACATCTAAATCAAACGGCCGGCGCAAGCCGGCCACTACTAAGGAACTGACCAAATGAAAAATTACGGATTTGAAATTCTAATGACTGTCTATTGCGCCGCTTGTGTTATCGCCGCTGTCATATCAATGGGGGTCAAATAATGAAACCTACACTTATGGAAATAATCGGCGCGGTAATTGGATTCGCGGCGCTGGCGTTATTTGTTTTTATGTGCCTGGCTTATTAATCAATCACAAGGGACCGACCAAATGAAAATCTCTGTTACATCAAAATTAGACGGCGTGCGCAGCTGGTCGCTGCAGGCGCTCGAAACGTGCCCAGGATCAATCGCGGCGCCAGGCGTGCTGGTCGACGCATGCGCCGGCTGTTATGCGACAACCGGCAATTACCGGTTTGAGAATGTCAAGGCGCCACGGCGCCATAACAAGGAAGACTGGCAGCGCATCGAATGGTGCGACGATATGGTCGCCGAATTAGACAAGGACCGCTATTTCCGCTGGTTCGATTCGGGCGATATGTATACGCTCGCTTTGGCCGAAAAGATTCTCGAGGTAATGCGCCGCACGCCATGGGTGAAACATTGGCTACCGACGCGGATGCACAAGTTCCCAAAGTTTCGCCAGGTATTGTCGGAAATGCAGGCGCTGAAAAACGTGTCCGTGCGGTTTTCATCTGATAGTGTCACTGGCCAATATATGCGCGGTTTGCATGGCAGCGTCATTATTCCGACGCCTGACGATGTCAAACGCGGTATGACATTGTGCGGTGCTTATGACAATGGCGGCGCTTGTGGACCATGCCGTGCCTGCTATGACAAAAAAGTAAAAGTGATCGCCTATCCTGCGCACGGCGTCAAAATGAGCAAAGTTATCCGCATCAAATTGGCGGCATGACGCGCTATCGCCTGCAATACGGCCGGCTAGATGACTTTGACGCCGTCATCCGCTGGTTAGATTATCCGCCGGCCAATGGCCGGTATATCACGCGGCGCGTGCCTGTACCGGCGCGCGCGGTTCCTACAATCGAAACCCATGGGAGGGCTTTATGGTGACACTATTTAAAACCGGCGATCGCGTGCAATACGCGCGCGCCTGGCTTCGTTCTACCGGCCAGCTGGCCGGCGATACACCGCACGCAAAAGGGCGGATTATCAGTCTCTCGCCGGTATCTAATGGCCTGGACATTGCGACCATTGAATGGGATCGGCCCGGCCTATCGGCCAAAGTATTGACGTCAAACTTGATCCGCGAGGATCGCAAACAATTTGAGAGGGTCTAATTATGGGAAAACTTAAACAAGCGGCGATCGCCGCACAAGAAACGGCCGACATTATCGGCGCCAATGAATCGTTACTTTGGCGCGCCAGAACCGCGCTATCAGATGCAATTAATAATCCTGAACCGGATGAGGGCCTTACCAGCGCTGAACGGGCACTACACTTGATCAACACCTACCTTTTGGAGTCTGAATTATGCAAACGATAAACATTGACGGCACCACCTACAAAGTGAAATTTGATCGCGATCCGGTCGAGCTGGCCAAAGCGGCACGCAAAGCTTGGAAACCGAAAAAGCCAAAAGACTTACGTAAGTTTCCGACATGGACTCCGACAGTATCAACGGCC